TATACCATCGCCCATTCTGCGTGTCAACTCTTGCTTTGTAGGCGTAATATCATTTGTAATTAAATTATCTTTTCTTGGTCTTCCAATATGGTGTGTAGCAAGTATATCACGTATCTCTCTTACCTGTGATTCTGAATAATATGATCGTACTTGAAATCCTCTGGCCCCGCCTTTTTGTGATCCCGTAGGAAATGGTATGACCCCACGTTTCATAAGTGATGGCATATATTTTTTATGACGGTTAACTAATTCAGCAGTTTCACCAACAGTATATGCACGTTCTCTTTTATTTTTAAAATCATTTATCAAACAACTCTCAAGTTGATCTTTGGTAATATTATAAACTGACATAATTCCATTTGATTTATTAAAGTGATGAATTCTTACAAGATCATTATTTAAAAACCATACTTTTTTATTTCCAGGAATTATAGGCTTGAGATTGTAGCCTTCGCTCTCAGTTGTTCCCTTTTTAGTAGCCATCTTCCCTCTTCTGAATCCTCTGGTGGATGAAAAAATTTTCTAGCCCCACAGTACAAACAATATGTTTCTAAGTGTCCAACACTTGTATACTGTCTGTCAACAAACATATTTTTATGACATTTATAGCAAACAAGCATTAATTTGGTATACCAATAACAATCAGATTTATAGCAACAGATAGATCACCAGTTGAATTAAATCGAACTATTCCTTCTACCTTAGATGTAGTAATTGTTTTTAAAACTACTGATACATTTTTTCCAGCATCTGTTCCACCAGTATTAATTGGTGTTGCAGTTGCAATTGGAGCATATTTAAAATCTGTTGGAAAATCATATGTAAAAGCCACTTCGTTTCCAGCAGATTTGGTTGCGCTTGAAACAACATCTATGTAACCACCGATTATACGTGCCTCAGAAGCCTTCACACTCTGTTTTCCGACGCCAGCAGTATCAACTGTTACATACTTATAGGTTGCTGGTGAAACTTGGTTAGAAAGGTCATTTATAGCATTTGCCATTTGATAGACGTATGATACATCTAATGGTTGCCCTCTTTCTGGAAGTGGTAATTTAGCCATACTATATTATACCATCAAACGCTTGCACTAGTTGTTTCAAATAATGTAAGACCAGAAAATCTTTCTTTTGGAAATGTGGGCACTTGAATTGCAAACTTTACAGTAGATGCCTGACTATCTATCAAAATAGAATGTGATGTTGCTGTTACAGATGTTAAATATTTCCATGATTGATTATCCCATTTAACATAAATATCATAATTTGAAACATCGCTAACATTGTCCCAAACCAATCTAATAACGTTGGCTGCCTGATCTACTGACATTGAATAGTTAATTGAATCAACACTTGCTACTGCAAGTTTATACTGTGGAGACCAATGAGATGTTCTATTTTTATCATCTGAAATAATTCTATATTTTACTAAATATTCTTGATGAATACCATAGATTTCTGGCAAATCAGATTTTTTAACTATTACATTTTTAATACCAGCGTCAGACATTATTGAACATCCATTGCAAACCTAAACTCAATATAGTTCGTTGTATTTGCTGTCTTAATAATTGTTTCAGCATTTGTATTTTTTATTACAGAGTAACCAGTAAGACCATATAAAGGATTGGATGTATTTGCATTTTCAAATCTAATTGCATCTAAACAAACATAAAAATTATTTGTTGGCAACCCATCTTCAATTATAGAAGAATATATTCTTACAACATCTACTGAGGCCCAAGTAAAACCAGTGCTTTTATATAATTGCTGAAGTTGTTTAGTAGAAACAAAATATCTATTATTTTCAAAGTCGTAATCTGAAGCATTTAATATAACTTCAAATCTTGCCCACTCACCTAGTGCGTGTGTATCTGTTGATGCAAACTCCAACAAAACTCTAACAGAGTCTGGATTATTTGTGGCTGTACCATCTTTATTTGCAATAGAGAATGCAAACTTTAGCATATCTGTTGGTGAATTTTTATTAAAATCTAGATTTATTCCTTGAAGGTGTATATGATCTGATCCAGAATTTACAACAAGGTGATTATTTGAAATTGAAAGATTTGATGAATTACCAGCCATGAGAATTGTATTATTAAAAAATCGACATCTTTCATATCTTGCAACCCTTGCTGCATCTGTAAAAATTCTATTATCTGCGTTTGTTTGAAAAACAGGGGATGTCTGATTAATTATATTATTTTTTTCTGATCCATCCAATGGTGAATAAACTATTGGTATAGAAACTGAGGCTGTTTCATTATGATATTCCCAATTCTCATCTTTAGTAAAAGCATAAATAGATTTACTATCATATGCGCCAGCCAAAGGATTTGATCCAGCAGAATATACCCCAACCTCAGATATTTCATATCTTTCATCTGTTGGCAACTCTGCAGTTAAAACAATCTTTGAAACTCCAGATTCATTTACATAGCCACGTGATGTTATGGGAACTCTAAACATTTCAAAATCTAAATAATTTTTTCCAGAATAGTCACCAAGTGTGCCATCTAAACTTACTGGAGTTGCGCCACAGCCTATAGCCAAATAAGAAGCATAGGCTGGTGCCTGACCAATTAAATATTTTGCAAGTATACCTTTACCAGTATTAGTTATCATTATTGCTCCTCACCATATATTGTATCATTAAAAACACTACCCTGCTTTAATATTTCTATCTCTACTTGTTCATCTGAATTAAGATTAATAACATTAATAACAAGGTTTCCAGTTTCAGGATCAATATAAACTGTTTCACCATTTGGACCTGTGCCTACATTTGGCACAGTATTCTCTAATTTAATAGAAAACTTTTTAAAAAATTCTTCAGATGTGTCTTGTAGGGCAAGAATATTTTGTGGATTATATTGAAAATATAAACTAGTAAGATTTTTAATTGGTTGATAGATTACAGACTGACCATTTATTATATCGTTTCTTGCAATATTAATAATTTCTTGACCACCTATATCCTCAAAAATTAAATCTGTCATTACCTCAATTGGTACAGTTTCATCTGGGTATAAGATTATGTCTTTTGTAGCAATCTTTACCCCAGTAAAAGATGTTGATTGAGTTATTACTGGTACATTGGGGGTTGCTTCTGTCATTACACTACCTCACTTAAGTATACTGTCATATCTGGTCCAGTTGAATTTTTTGAATAGTCAATGTTGTAAACCAAGAACCTTGTTGATGATGGGACAATTTGATCAAGACCATCTGAATCTTTGTAGTCAATGTTTACAATGTCACCAAGTTGAAGAATTGGCATGCTAAATATCCTTAAACCAACAGACTTTCTTGGCTTAGATATTTTTGAAATAACCCAACCCATTAAAGAGTCTGCATCATCTAGCGTTTGTATATATGGCGTATCTAAACTAAAATCTTTTTTGCCGTATGTCAATCTGCTTACCTTAATGTCTTCATAATTATCAGCATACTTGAGTGGGGATTTTGCAAGTTGAACGTTTGTAAAAGATGTATTAGTAAAATCACTATGTTTTCCATAGTAAGAATCTACACTCAATTCATTTTGAGACTGCTGGGTAAATGTAACGCCCTGTATTCTTAAATAGTTTCCAGTTGTTTCATCTAAACTTAGTGCTGTATCTGTTGCATTAAATATTAAAAATTCTGCACCATATGACCCTGCTCTAAAACCAGAAACCGTATACCCCTTAATTCTGTTAAATGTTGGAGATAGTTTTGCATAAAGTGCTGGATAGGCTTTGTCATATCTTACATTAAAATAAGAGGCCTCTCTCATTATTGTTCCAAACTCATCAAAGTACATATTATATTTTGGTGGTTCGCTTGGACTTATTCCAGATAAAAATGTTGATTGGACTATTCCACTCATGGCATATTTTCCAAAAGATTCATTTGCATTAATCTCTGAATCATCTATCGCAGATAGTGTTGGAGTGTCTAAAGAAAACACTGTATTTTGACTATAATTATTTGTAAGAGCATATACATTTTCAAACATACATCTAGATGATCCACGAGTAAAAATTGCCATATTATTGTATATTGGTAATGGATTATTGTCGTCAACTGTAGCAACAAGTTTATTATTTAGGTATAGGAAAAATCTTCTAACCTTTCCTATATCTTGATACTCAACCGCTAAATCATATACCGTTGGATTTTGTTCTCCAACCATTCTATACTGACCAGTAAACTTTCCATCATCTACAACTATATTTGAAAGCCCACCCCAAAGTTTAATTGGAACTGCTTTAGATGAAGATGGATCTTTTCCAATTTTATAAAAGATTATATTATGTAAATTATCATACGTATTGCTATAGTTATTAATATTGTTTGCAGTAAGAGCAATTATTTCAAAATAATAACCATTGTTAGTTTCTGGATTAAGCATAACTGCAAGTCCACCAGAGCCACCACTTACGTTAATGTTTTGATCTGGGGTTGATCCAGTTACAACATAATACGTATTGCTACCAATTGGTGTTTGGCCACGTACTTCATTATTTTCAATCTTTCCAACAATTCTCATTCTTGTGCCAAAGTGTTTAAATTTATTTGTAAGTGGCTTGTATACATAAGACAAAAACCCTATAGGACTTTCAGTTGTGCTAAAGTCTGGACCATTTAAAATAAGTGCAGAAGACTGTATTGTGCCAGTTTTAGTTGCTTGCATTTTATTAACAGTAGATTCTGTAAGATAAGTTGATGACAAAAAGTTTTTAATAATTCCATTTCTAGTTGATTTTTTTGCCAATGTATTATTGACACCCGCTGGTGCAACTTGATATGAAACACTTTGGCTTGACTGATCTGTTAGAGTAAACAAATAGTCAGAATTCATTTCGCATCCTCTAACGTTGTCATTGCTTGACCAATATGAATTAATTCCAGCATTATGATATACAGCAGATGTACCAAACTGAGCACGACCATGTTTTGCTACTGCACCATCTTTAAATCTAAAGACACCATCAACTACTTCATAGTTTGGTTCTGCATAAATTCTTATTAACCCAGTTGGATAAATTTTTCCATTAAAAGATATTTTTGAAAAATATTCTTGATATTCTTGAGCAGTAGATATCCAAACATTTCCAACTCCAGAAATATTGTACTGAACTGCATCATACTTAATAACCTCTGCATTTGCATAAAAATATCCAGAGTTTCTTGTTAACCAATAAACACCTTCTCCAAGATCAATTGTATTATTAACTATTTGATGATTTGAAACATTTGGGACCACAGCAGAAAGATCTGAGTTAAGCGGTATAGCACCAAGAACATAACTAGAT